CAAACAAATCAATCCCGAGTTCTTGAATTTTAGGCAATCCGTAAACTTGTAATATTTCCAATAAAGCGTTGGATAGTTTTTGAGCTATTAATTTGTGGCAACGCATTTTAGTCACCTTAGTATTTTTATCCCACGCTAAACGCATAGGAAATGGCAAAGCGATTGAAACTAAATAGGCTTTACCGTCTTGTGTTGGTTTGCCGTACTTTGCTATGAGTTGTTGTGTTGTTATCATAATCTTATCTTTTATTTCTATCAAAACAATACCATTGAACACCTAAACAAATCAGCACAAATACTGTAAATATTACCGCTGACCATACTGGCGATGTTTCTATAAAGTTTCTCATTTCTTAGTAGTAAAAAAGTTAATAATTGCTTGACGGAAAACATCAAATAAAGAAGTCAATAATCCGTCAACATCGAACTTGTAAATAATGTATTCAAAAACTTTATCGGCTGAAATAGCTACAATTGCAATAACTAAAGGTACATAATTTTTGCTTACTGCATCCACTATTACGGGTGCGCATAACCAAGCCAAACCAACACCGCAAATATAAGCTAATAGCATTCTAAACCACGTCATTTGCTCTCGTTTCACTTGTACTGCTATTTTTATAGATACTCCCAAAATAGATGGTAATATTACTTTAAAGAAAAATGCGACTTGCTCCTCAAATTGGCTTAGTTTCTCTATCATTTTTGGTCTTGTAAAGCCATATTAAAGGCAAGGCAATGAATAAGGCAAGTTCGTTTAATCCTAATTTAGTTGGGTCAAAAAGTAATTCATCTAGCAAGTTACTAAAACTTACGCAAAGCAAAAAGAAAGTAATAAATATTTTTCTTTGGATATATAATGCTATACATAACAGAAATATAAATAAACCGTTACCAATGTAGAAACTACCTTTTGGAAAGTAAGTCCAAAACATATAGGTAAATATCCCTATTATTGCTGTTATGTATAGCAATAATCTCATTTATCGGTCTTTTGGTCTAGTTCCGATAATTTCCACTTTGACCTCTTCGGCTCTAACATCTATCTGGTCAATAAATGATTGTTCCTCTTCGCTTGGAATCCATTTTTTGTAGTCTTCGTCGAACTCTTTAGCTGGTTCAATTGGCTCATTTTGCGTGTTAACCGTTCTGACCAATGCACCAGCTTCTTTTAGTAAATAAACTGCATTTTCTAAAGCGGTTTGAACTTCGGGTGAATTGTCTTCAGCGCCTTGTATGATAAATTTTTGCATAGCTTAAACTGTTTTTTGTCCCTCAAAGAACGTTACGACAATATACATACCGCCAGCGAAAATAGCACCATTTACCAAAGTATGCCAATCACTAAAAGCGGTTAAAAAATCAAAATTAGGTTGTGCAAAAGCGTTTTTAGCAAAACCCATAACAGAACCTAAAACAGCCAATTTTAAACCTTTCAAAAACTCTCTAAGGTTAATGCTGTACTTTTCAGATACTTCTTTCATATAATTATAATTTATTGATTACTACTTGTATTTTGAGCCATTTGTTGAATAGTGCTGTCTTTTCTAGCTGACCCAGAACTTGCTCCGAAATAATATCCCGTTGCACCCGCTGACATAGCGACTATTGCGATAATAGCTTGTGGGTCTGCTTGACCCGTCATAATAAACATTGTAAAGAAATAAGTAAACGTTAGCAACACAATCATTATTGCTAAAATTGGTTTTACAATCTCTTCAAATTTAGGAGTTGCCATAACTTAATAATCGATTTTCTTTCTAGTCAATCTCGTTTTCCACATTCTAACGAAATACAATACTACAAAAATAGTTGATATAATGCTAGAAATCAGTAGAAAAGTGAAGATATAAGTAATGTAAGCGCATGAAATACCCGCCAAAGTTCCGCAAACAATCATATTGATTAAGTCGCCTTTACTCTCTGGCATACGTAACAAATGCGGTTCTACATATTTTTCCCAAACGCCACCAAATAATCCACCAACAAATAAACCGATTAATCCTAAAAATATAGGCAGTTCATATTTTGGAAAGTTAAGCCCGATTGCCGTGCATATATCAGCACCGATTACCCAAATAATTAATGAATGGGCAACGTTGTATAGTATGTTGATTAATTTTTGTTTCATCTTCTAAAGGTTTTAAATTAAACGCCCCTAACAGTTATTGTTTAGCCACAATCAAATAGTTAAACTCATAACTCGTATTGTCATTCCATAAATCTTTAGAGTAAATCTCAAAACCATTACCCTCAACACCTTGTGGCACTACTTGAAAAAATTGATTATCATTCGGAAACAGCATTATTTGCAAAGTATCAGTATCGAAAGGATTACCCTCTGGAAACAATACTCTACATAAAGTTTTGCCCGTGCTACCCGTACCTGTTTGAACAGCAATTCTACCAGCTAATTTATTTCCATAAATCGTAACTGTACCCCCAACTCCTAATGCATCCATAGCGGTGTAAGTCATTGCAATATTATCCCCACGATAAAGCGAATCTAAAGTTAAAGAGCCTTGTGCGTTTGTAAAATTAAAAGCTAATAATGCGATTGTAAGTAATAGTAATTTTTTCATTTTTATTGTTGTTTATTAAGGTGTTACGAATTTTTCTAGTTTAAACTTAAAAGGAGAAATCATAGAGCTAAACCAATTAGGGTTAACACCTAATGAGTTTGTTAAAAATTGAATAACTATACTTGAGGACGAAAACCCAGCTAAATAACAAGTTTCTAAAGGGTCTCCGTTTGGAGGCAAAATATTTTGAAATATTGGGTTCGAATTTTCAAATAATCCTGAGCTAGTAAACGTTATAATACCATCAACATCATTGAAAGCAACGTTTATTTCTCCTATTGTGTTTATTTGTTCTGAAACAATTGGTACAGTTGGGTCGCTACCGTCGTAAGTTAAAAAGGCGACGTACTCTAATTTATTACCAGTCGGTGCCGTACTCTCTGGCACAAACAATTTATTATCTGTTCCCAACACCAAAGCATTATCAGCATCGGTACTAATTAAATCCGCTGGCGTTACTGAACCACCCCCCAAACTATCACTACTCAAACCAAACGACCAAATATTAGCCTCTGTTTGATGTGCTGTATATTTTATAAATGTGCCAGTAGCGTCAATAACTAAACTATTTGCGCCACCGTTCCAAATGAATGTTACAATAGAATCATTAACAACGCCCTCCAGCATTACGCCTTTAGCCATTGGAAACAAATCATCGGTAATTGTGTTTTCGATTGAAGCACCTCCGTAAAATAATGTGCTTGTGCCTAAATCAGTATATAAAGCGGTTCTATCACCATCTGTAACCGTGTCCCAATTTTCTACCAACCGCCCGCCTTGTGTTAAGACTTGGGGTAGGTTTGGGGTTGTTCCACCCGTAACGGTATTAATATTTACCGTAATCAAATTAGGAGTAACGGTAATGCCTACTTCATATTCAATCTTAGTTACGTTTATATCTACTGTTGTACTCATTATCTAGTAATATCACATTCAATTAAAAACTCACCACTAACCCACGTTCTGACATCACCGCCAGAATAATCAAATTCAATATCGTACTTGTAATTTCCTTTAGCAATGTCGATAATCTGCTTATTTATTTTAAATAAACCTAAAGAGGTGTTTGTAATTGTTATTCCAGCAGACGCAACAGATGTGAGTGATAAAACAGGCACGGCACCGCATTCGGACTTTAACTGCATTCTTATGACCATTCCTGTTAAGTTTAGAGCCGTACCATCGACAATTACTTCAAAGTTTACCTCGTCGAACGTGTCCCCCTTTTTGTGCGTGAAATTCAATCCTGCCATTTTCTAGTTTTTTTAAAAATTCGTCAAGCTTTCTAATGTTCTCCTGTTTAGGAGCGTATGTCTTTTTAAATGAACCATCCGCCATAACTGCTATCTCTATCGGGATGCATATCCCCGTTATTATTCGTGTTGTATTCTGGAAAAGTAGTTTGATTAAAGCAAATATAATCAATAAATCTACGTGTGTAATGCTGTGCAATATCTCTTTCTTTTTCAATCAAGAAATCAACCTCATTTTTATCGATATTAACGCTGTTTTCTGCCCCGTGTTTGTACATTCCTTTATTTCCGATAACATAAGATGCAAAAGGTAAATACTCAACCATCGCCCAGTGAATAACCATCGGTTTTACATAAGTCGTTACCATTAAAGCGTAAGGATTTACCAAAGTGTTAGCAATAATGTCGTTGCTTATCTTTTTAAATAAGTCTGTGCCTAAATAATTTTGAATATGAATGTCCTGTGCAATTTTAACAAACTGCACAAATTTGTCAGGGTCTACATTTCCGTTAAGAGATGTAAATCTTTTAATATCATCCGTACTTACAAATAAAGCTTCTGCCATGTCTTAATTATTTAGGATAGTAACCGTTGTTTGGCATATCATTCGGAATCATTGAAACTTCTTTAGGGTTTCTTATTCTGTAGCCAGATCTCTCAGCTTGAGCGACTGAAATTTGCTTTGCATTAGGATTGTTTACATCGACCTTTACGCCAGATACATAAGTTTGGCGCACCCATTTATGATGACATCTTGCACCACCTTTGTAAAGAAATAAATTATAGCTTTCGCCATTATGTCCAAAGCCGTTATTAACTGCATTAGAATCAGTATTTACAATATCTTCTTTTCGATATACTTTATCTGACGACATCATTTTTTGGCAAAACTCACGCTGTGGGTCAGGACTTCCTGTATATTTGTATCGAGTAGCAAATTTTAAGCCCTCTATTTGTTTGTCCTGTTCGCTTTTAGCGTTTGGTCTGGAGGTTATTGCTCGTGCAAACTTTTGAAATAATGATGATTCTTTCGGATTGTTTAAAAAATTAATATGCTCGTCAAATTCTACCTCTGAATCTAAATCAACATCACACTCATCAATCAACATCCATTCAGAACCAAGCGTTTCGCCTTTTTGTATTAGAGCTTCGGCAAACTCAAAAGGGGTTTCTACTTCTGAACTCATATTTGTTGGCGAAGTAGTTGATTTTGTCAATTCGCCCTCTGCGTCAAGTGGTTGCAATGTTTCAAAATATAAGTTAAGAGTAATTCCAACTTCTGCAAGTATTTTACGCAAGCTGTCTAATATCATTTCTTGTAATGGCTTAATAACCATATTGTCAAACAATATATAGCTATTTTTTAACTCATCTGCGTTAGCTGAAAAACCCGTAGTAGTTGCAACGCCAAACAAAAGAGGCGATGTTACATTATGACCCATCATAATTTTATGCATCGCTTCCTCTGACATATATTTATAATGGTCTGGCGCATCGTTTAATGGAATTGAATCTACGGTTGTTTTTTTAGTTTCATCTGCATTAAAAGCTACTACAACTTTTTTACCTTTAGCACCTGTTAAAGTATCTTTTACTTTATTAGCGATTATCTCTTGTTTTTCTTCATCTGGCACACCGTTATTGAAATTAACCACCGCCGTCGGAGCGAAACTGTTTTGAACCTCGTTAATTAGGTAGTCTGCTACTTCTTCTTCAAGTTTACAGTAAGGTAAAGCACCTAAATAGTCTACATTTGAATAGTATTTTTGTCCCACGGTGTAATTTCCACCCCATAAAATCTGAATTTTACCGCCTTGTCCGTAGGCTGGAATAGGTTTTGGAGGGAATTTTTTAGTATCTGACCAATTATCTGAATAGAAATATTGGGTTATTTCGCCTTTTTCGTTGCATTTTCCAGCTCTTAATAGCTGTATTGGCACGTGTTCAACCTTAATAAGTTGGTTTTTTGAATCAAAAAGCAGTTGAAAAGCGTAATTTCCCAGCATTTTAGCGTCAGTAATTACTTTTTTAAGGCAATCTTTAGATACTAATGATACAAAACGCGCATAATCATTAGGTTTTACCCTAGAATCTTTAGCTTTAATACCTTTTCCGTACGCTAATTTGATTATATTATTGATTATGGCGTTATTGGTAGTACTTCCGTTATATCTATCAATCAAATACTCAAATTGAGCGTTTTTTTCGCCAAATTCAACCCATTCTTTATTATTTGTTTCAACAATCTTTGGAGCTTTATACGCTTCAAATTGAATGAACCTTACATTATTGCTGTTATTGCTCATTTGTTATGAATTGATTGGTTGTTGTGCGTTCTGTATAAACATCTTTGTTAATTGTA